TAGCAAGCATCTCTATCAATAAGTGAATTAGCTGAAGTAGTTGGTGACCATCCCACACGTAGACGAACACTGTGAAATGTAGTTTTTACAGCACGGAAATTAAACTTAATTGGACCGCGCCATAGTGAAAATGGTTGTGATACAAATGAAAGATAATCATGAACTTCAACATTTGGAGGAACACCAAGACCTGTAGCATTTGGCAGTATCATAGGATTAACTACCTCTCGCCACAGCTCAGTATTTGCTGTCTGATCTGTTTTGACAGTAAATGCAGTATGATAGTTCTCAATATTCAGGATCTTCTGAAAATTCATCTCTCCTGTAGACGTCTCTCCCATATTCATAGGAACCAGTGAATTTGAAGTAGAAAGAGAAAGCATATGAGTTTCATTACTCCCATTCGAAGATGCCATGTTTGGCAGGGCTTTCTGTTTAAACCCTGTAACAGCAACATCATTCGAATGATTAAATAGAGTTTTAAAATCAAGTACCATTCTATCCACCTCTTTCTTCACCGTTTTTAGTTCCTCAAGTTTGTTCTTTGCAGAACCAATATTAAGGTTTTGAACTTGGGAAATAAGTGAACCAAACTTAGAGACAGTGGGCATAGTTTGACCAGTTGGAAATTGAAGGTCAATATCAATGAAACGAGCATAAACTCGAACACCAACACGTCCACTACCACTCACATCCTGAAGACCTGAATAAACTGAAATACTAAAATCTCCAATAGTCCCTTCCTTCGTAAGAAGATTGTAATACACATAAGGCGAAGCATAAGGCACAGCAAGTGTAGCCCTTGTGGCATCCATCAGATCAAGATTAACCCTAGGAACACCAGTTCGAGACACAATACCATACGGTTTGCTATGAAGATCAGATTTAAATCCATTGTATCGTGCATGAGGAAGATATGAAATGAGGAGATTACCAGCCTGAAACTGTTGTTTGTTTACAAGCACAATAAATTCAACACCAGCCCTGAGACCAAGGAAGTTATTGACTTTATTAGCAATTGGCGTTTTAGCGATGAGCTGATCTGGAAACCGATACGTTTTAAGCACGGCTCCTTTTGCATCGGTAGTTGTCCAATCAAATGCATCAAGCTGGTATACTCTTCCGAGGAAATCTCGAATAGAATGTGTTCGTCCTTCATGTGTTGCGGTTGCTGGGATGATTGAGGGAATGTTCGTATTTTGCTCAACAGCTTGCGCAACTTCTTCAGCTCCTTCATCCTGAAATGCAATTATCTGAACAACTTCTTCTTGTTGTGCAGATATCTCGTCAATGTTGGAAGTATTATTACCTGGTTGATTAATTGTTTGTCTTGTTGCAAGTGAGTTTCTTAGAGGAAAAGTCCACTTAAACTAAATCCTCGCACCGAGCTTCCCTAGATATTGTGGGGCTGCCACGAGTCATCTTGGGAGGTAATGCTAAATAGCAAGACTCGTTATCCTGATAGCAATTCGTCGAGATTAATAACTCGGAATTTTCCTCTCGTTGAAAGATCACACCAGGACCTTGGACCTTAATAACTAAATTTGGACACATTTGATTAATTACATCTTGCAATTGAGCCTTTGTCCATTCGCTCATTCCGTTAAGTCTCCCATCAAGGCCGCAACCAATCATAGGACACTCAACAATACCTTCAAAATGGAATTTATTCAAATTCCTTAAAGCACTCATAAACCCATAATTCGAACTTGGTTTATCAGTTGCTTTTAATTTAGTCACAAGATGTATCACACGCGCCACATTATCTATAGCAACATAGCCAATTCGGCAAGGTCGCTGGCGCATTTTTTGTACAAATTTCATTGCTTCTGGCCGCTTCTGAAGTAATTCAGCAGCAAAGCCCTTCCGCAATGCAAAATCGGCAGAAACGCAATGCAATAACCAAGGTTTCTCACACTCGTTTAACTGCCAATTATCTATATCTAACACATCACATTTATACTCGGCAAAAGTTCTAAACGGATAATTTACATTTACTTTCAAACACTCTTTTTGAATTATGTTCTTGTATTTCTCAAACGTATCTTTCCCATGCAAACTCAACTCCCTCATGGCTATATCAATATTACCATAGAGAATAGAATCCGAAAGAGAACCTTTCTTTGTCCATTGAGGTATTTCAAGAACTACGTCCAAATCAAGTGGAGCAACATATCTATACGCTTCATCATCAAAAATAAATCTGCGTTTCAAATATGCAATTTCACTTAAATCACGAGTAATATATTGAATGCCACTCTTTGCTTCATCAGTGTAAATATGACCACAAACTTCAAAAGCTTCAGTCATGGTTTGTTGATTGAACCAATTGGTTATTGAAGAGTGAACAGCCACTATATTATCATCTCCATAAGAAACTTCTGCCACACAACGATTATACAATTCCATATTTGCATATTCTCCCCTGCGCAACATTTGTTCTTCTTCGAACTTCATTGCGCAAAGTAGAAATACAATTCTACACAATAATAAAAAATACCATGAATTAAGTATAGCAGTTAAAGGACAACCAGAAGGCTGACAATGAGTTACATTATATACAACATTCACACACACATGACATGCTTGGGCTATATGCATCCACAATACATACCTAATTTTGTGGTTTCTCTCGAACTGTTCTTCAGTCTCAAATTCCCTATAGTAAGAGTCAATGAGATCAAAGAGAACCCACAAAATTTGCTGATTTAATGTGCCATCGAAATTAGTAAAATCTCCGGCTACAAATTCCTTTCCTTTTGACAATAATTTCTTCGCAATAATATCCCAATCCGGTGAAAATACATTTGTTCCGGTTGATACTCCATTTATGTTACGAGAATGCATAGTCCAGGCGGCAAAGCCAAGAAAATACATACGGAACAAAATTGTGAAATGCACAGGACCTGCACAAAACACACGAATTTTGCCCATATCAACCTTTTCAATGGGACGACGTTCATCTTTCAATGTGTCAGTCCAGAGAACATCTGTCTGGATACCTTCCAGGCATTTGCTCTCTAGATCATACACAGCTTTCTCAATCTCTTTTGCAAGAGGACTATCCATCGTCCATTCGTCACTGCCAAATGCTTGTTTTTTTCCATTCAAATGGGGATATTTCACAGTCCAAGGATAACCACAAGAAGACTTGCGATTTAAAGATGAAATATATGGATCATCCGTTCCAAGTACTGCCTCCTCATATGTCAAAACCCTCATATAATGGGAAGGATCTTTGTCCATCCAATTAATATGCATGAGGGTGTTAACATCTTCGGCAGCAGTCTTTATCAAACCTGGAACTAAACGAGGTGGGTTTGCTGTATATTTCACCAAACCCTTATACATTGCATCTTTACCTTTCACACTTTCGCCAAAAGTTGGTTTAGTTTTGGCGGAAGCAATCTTATTATGGAGAAAAGAAGGAACTATCTTTGTGGAATTTCCAACACTTGCACGGTGTGGGAGCTTCCCATGCACAATTAACCCTTCACATGGAACATCATTTGTACGAATTACATCTAAATCTATGGGTTCGACATTATCAACCTGTATGTAACATTGTGCATCACGAGGAATCTTAGCCAAACCTTCATTCAACATATCTTGAGTAATTATTTGACATGTGCCATATCCTCGATAAGAACCTGTAACATGTATACCTAATAACTTATGGGAAACACTATTATTAAACATAACCAATGGGCTACCACAATTACCAGGTACTGAATTTATATTATATGCATAATATTGTCTATATGTCAAAACTGTTCCATCTTTTTGATCAATGGAAAACTCTGAATTTGAATCAAAATGGGATTTAATATGGGTGGCCGGTAACATAGAATATCCCAATTGACTTGTTCGATCTGATAATGTCTTATTAGGTTCCAGAATATCTGAAATTACTGGAACCACTCCATTATATGTACCTACTGAACTAATAGCAGATACACCTGACTTCGGACAAAACAAACGGACAATATTAGGATGATGGAAAACCTTATGAGCTACATTATCCAGCGTTATCAACACCGCATCCTGAGGCTCACCGTTCTTCTCCATACGCACATAATTTTTAATTGCACTCACTGGAAATGTAATTATGTTGCGACCAGATATATTAGATAAATGCAACTCGATCTTATTGTCCATGTGATTTATGCACCTGGTAATGTAGTGATAAGGCATCATTAATACACGACCAGTTACAAACATCACATTTCCAATAGTAGAATCATCAGTATGCATCATATAAATATTTGATCTCAACAATTTAATTATAATACTATGGGCATTCATGTCGGATATACCTTCATTCTCTTGTTCATCAAGTGATTGAGCTGGTGATATATAAGATTCAACCTTCTGAGGAACAGCACGCTGAATCTTAATCTCACCAGAACTCTCACACTTTTGTGGAACGCATTTCTGCAATTTCACATCACCAGATTCTGACTTCTGGGGAACGCATTTCTGGATTTTCGTATCACCAGACTCCACCTTTTGTGGGAGTTGCTTCTGAATCTTTACTTCTCCAGATTCTGGTTTCTGTGGTACCTGTTTTTGCAACTTCACATCACCAGACTCGCATGATTGCCCTATTATTTCCCAAAATCTATCATAATCTAAATTATACATTTTCTTAACAACTAACAAATCTTGTAACTCTTTCAAATCATCCTTACACACGCATTCATTCAAACGCTTGGAACATGAATAACAAACTTTATCTGCTGGCGTGACCATACTGTAAGCCAAAGCTCCCAGTCCGATCATACTAAAAATAGTTGTTGCCAACGAAATAAATTGAACAATATCCAAATTATTCCACCACTCATTAATTTGTGTGGCAATTCTTCTGAGTGAGGCTTTGATTGTATATTTGACTCTCTCAAAGCAAGTCTCTCGCTTGTTGAGAAAACTCTTGAAAAGAGAGTCAAAATACATTTTATTCCTCACTTCATTCCAAATTTCTGGTCTATATTCATGTTCTTCACGATTTACAAATCCACAAAAACTAATCCTATCATACATACTCAATAATATTGGCATATTTGCTAAATGTTGATTCTCAATGTCCAGAGTATATGAAGTGCCGTGACACTGTTGCATGACGCTCCTAAAAGCCTCATAAAACATAAAATTTGCATAATCAAAGGGGTTGGCCAAATCTACAGCACCAACTTGGGCTTCCATCTGGCTTGCATAAATGTCCAACCAACTTTGTTCATCGCCTGTCAAAGCATCTTCAAATTCTGGATCACAATCTGGGTTATCTATATTTACATGGTTCATTAATAATGAAGGATCCTGTTGAAATGCATCATAAGTCTTCAATAAATTTGTTTGTGCGGCTTGAACTTTTGTATCCTTTGACATTAATTGATGTAAAAATTGATCAAAATTTATACCTGACTCA